AACCTCCTGCCAACTATTACCGCCAAACCCCTGCTTATCCCAACTTGACAAAAAGTAATAAACAGATGCTTCCGCAATCTTAACCGGCACATTTATCTTTTGCTCTGCCAGCTTCTTTATTACCTCGTCAAATTTGAATCGGTTTGCCATTATGCTATGCCTTTTGTTTGCGCCCACAATTCAATCAATAGCGGTGTGCTTTGCAGCCTATCTCCCAATTCAATATTAACCTCATCAAACTGCAACTTCTCATCGGGCAACAAATCGCGCCCCATCTTCTTTTGCGCCCACCCTGCGAACTGTTCAAAAAACCGCGGTTGTAAGTGAATCGCCTTTATAGGTATTCCCTTTTGGCGGTGGGTGAATATTGTTACAGCGCACATATCAACAGACTTTACGCCTTGTGTTGTGTATTCTTTCCAGTTTAGCATGGGTTAATCGTTATTTATGGGTAAATTAAAATTTCTTTTTGCCAATCCTTTTGTTTCATTCGCTACATCAAAATAGCCGCTACCTTTGCCAAATATCATGCCCGTTTTACCTACATTGTTTCTAAATGGTTCATCTATATTTTCATCGGCATACTTTAAACCTTCCTTATGTTCCTTAGTCATAGTCCGCGGATTCTCAACCTGCCGCCATAAGCACCTGCAATTATTGTGATTCTGCGGGCTGACTATGCTCACTTGCGGATCGTCAACTGATAACGTTAAACCATTCAGCCCAGCACATATATCGCTCGTGTTATCGTCCATTACCGCGTCATATTCCAAGTATGGCAAATCCTCTTTATCATTCTCAATCTGCATCCAAATTGAAGCGTTATAAGCCTGAGAGGTTACGTTATTCATTTCCGTTTGCTCATACGCGCCACTATACACGCCAAAGCGTTCACGGCTTGCCGTAAGGTAATCATCTGAATTATCATGCTCATCGGCCAATGCTATAAATTCACTCGTCATCGTGGCTAACTTCGCCGCGCTGAACCGGTCTATGTTTTCAGTCATTTGCAGTAGCAGGTCATACTCCTTACTACCCTCTTCAAAATCATCCAACCCGCCGAAACGCTTAAATAGTTCATCCTTGTATTGGCTACGGATTGCATCATATAAATCCTCCGGTAATGATTCCAAATCAATATCACCGTTCCAAATATCAACCAAGTAAGATTCTATTTCAGCTTCACTATACTCCATTACTTCAGCTTCTTTTCAATCTTGTTTTTGATACGTGCGCTGTTAGTTACAAATGGCTGCGGGTCTGGAGCCGGTGGTGCTTCGGTAGTTACAATGCCAGTCCTTTCTTCAAAGTATTTGGCATCCATAACTAAGCCCGCCTGTTTCATCTGATATGCTACCTGTGCTGTAATGAGATTATTAGCATCTTCACGCTGACGAACCTCTAACAGTTCATGGTTATTGCTGAAACAGAATTTATATGTTGTGTCAATCGCAAATCCTAACTTAATCAGCTTAGGTATCAATATTGAGCTTACAACATCTTCAATGAACGCACCATCGGACGCCTGTTTATCTTCCAACGCCTGGCCCGCTGGCGATTCTTCGCCATTGGTTGAACCTAATTTACCAGGTGTGCTATCAAGTGCATCGGCGTGACCTAAGATTAATTTACTTATTTTTCCTTCTACGCGCTTTTCAAGGTCAGGATATATTTTGAATCCCTGACCATTGCCCTTAGTTTCAAGTAACTCAACCTCGTCCATTACATCTTTCAGAATGTAACCGGCACTACCCATGTTAGCCAATGCCAATTCAAACTCCCTACGCTCATCTTCTTCGGTCTTGGTAGTGGTGCCTATGCGTTGCGGCATCCCATACATTTCGGCTGCGTCCGTATTGAATCCCAAAACATTGCGGGCAATTATCTCGTATTGGGCCACGTTGTAAAGTAATCCATAACCCACCAGCGATACGCCTACATCGGTCTTTGTCGGTATCCAAACATGATAATCTTTGTAAGGGTCTTCCATAAACTGCGCACCCGATAATGAGTAAACATAGGACGCAACATTTAACCGGTCAGGACTAACGTTGAATCTCCTGATTATCGTAATATCGGGGAACTCGTCATTAACCACATCGCCCAATGCGATTAGTGTATATCCAAAGAACCGCGCCTCCAATGCGTATTCGATAAAATCAGCAAACCATTTTTTGTTAAACAGTTTCTTCAAATCCTCATTCTCTACTTCCGTTTCGTTCTTAAAGCACCAATCACGCAGCAATGTTAAATCCTTTCTTCTGTTGATACATGCCAGCGTATGACCGCTAAGGATCGTATCAATATACATTCGCTGCATCTTCACCCGGTGCGGATACCATGCCTGTTCCGCTTCCGTTACCGCATCGCGCCAGCTTTGTATGTCTTGACGGATACGCTGCAACTGAACGGGGGTAATATACCCCCGCAGGTTCTTTTTGATGTCCTTAACTCCGCGCCACTCAGCACCAACCTCACTAAGCGGATTGCCTGGTGTTGGGAATACGTAATTACGGACACGCTGAAATATGTTTTTTTCTGCCATTTTAGTAAGTGTTTATGCCTAAAACCTTGCCGCCGAATCTGATACGCCTACCTTTTGCCGGTTGAATCAATGGCAGATTAGGTGTAATTTCGCCCCTTGCACATGCCTGTAACCAACCCAATGCCGAATAAACGGGGAATATTGGGCCCGTTTCGCCCATCTTAACCATGTCGGGCATACCCATATAAGCATCAATCCTTATTTGCGGGATATTGCGCGGGGCGATTCGGCGCATTAAGTGATACAGGGTAATATCTACCAACTTCTGCACTAATTGTTGATCGCGGGTGTCTATCTGAATCCATGCGCTGTCAGTTGGCAATGTGCCGGGTGTTATTACGTATGAAGTGGGCGTTCCCCAATATTGTAGGCCACTTTGAATATCATCGGGGAATATATTTGGATAAGGCAGGTTCTGCGTCATGTTGTATTGCAGTGCCGTCTGATGGTCAAGTATTGCCGTAGCTATTCGGCATGTGTAAATGTTGTTCTTATACCAAACAGCATCGCCTATCTTATAGCTGCTATATAAATCAAATTGCCCATAGGGATATTGAGCCGAAAAGATGGTATATTGAAAGCCTAAATTTGTCCAGTGTGCGCTTGTAAACGTTGCGTCAGTGTTGTCTGTAATGCAGATATATACCGAGTTGTTATACAATGTCGTGGTGCCGACCGTGTAATGTGTTGCCGATACCCATGCCGGGGCATCTAAATAAACCCTATCGCCCGCAACGTAAGTGTGATTTGACTTCCATACCCGCGTATCTGTGAACTCAGCCGCCACATCATATTTTTGTTGTAGGTGGCTTATCGCCTCGGCCTGTGCTGCCAGTTCTGTGCCGTTCTGTATTGTCACATCATTGTCAAGTATCTGCTGGAGATTCGCGTCCTGAATAAGACGATAATAATCGGTTTTGATGAGATATGCCATTACGCTTTATTTAGTGTGGCTTTTAAAAAAAATACTTCATACCACGGCTTATATTTATCAATCCGAATTTGACCGGTTTCAACTGAGTATCTATTTACATCGTCTTCGGTGGCTGAAATCCCAAACAATTCAAGGGCGGTCAATATCTTATCCTTTACAAATTGCTCATTCAATCCGCAATGTGGGTGTTCATTTCGGCTGAACTCATTATAAATCATTTCGGGTAATGCCATACGCGCGAAGTTAATAAGAATTTTTCGAAACTAATCTTTTGCCGGTTATTATCTTACTTGTGGCATCACCTGCTTGGTATTTGCTGAACTCGGAACCGAAAGCGGATACCATGACATAATCGAACAAATCCGAAAAGTGCCCGACCTTCTGATACCTAACTTTTGTTTTCGGGTCGGTTTCCATTTCTTTCAACTTGGTGCCGTCTGCCGCCTCCTTTAACAATATCAGATCATTGATTGACTTTTTACAGTTAGCCCCGATTACAACCTTCATGCCGTGTAATTCCTTTTCGAGAACGGTGTTTATCCAGTTGCCCCGCATAACAACGGACGGATTGGAATTAAGGACGCGCGAAGTAGGCCGGTATTGTTTAAGGTAATCGAGAATGAGCCGGAAAAAATTATATCCTTTCTCCAGTTTCGTATCTTCTTTATTTGCCGTAGCATCGCCGTATATGAACAAACCTGCCTGATGATTCGGATAACGGCGTATAAACTCACCGCATACAGCCTTAACCGTATTCATTGGGGTTACTCCAGCTATCTCGTCAATCATGGTGATTGTTTTGCCCTGAATCTGAAATATACCGGCGGGCAAATAAGGGTTAACGTTATCATCCCATGATAGGTGCAACGGTAAATCGGGATTGTATTTAACATCTGCTACGTGCTTATCCAGTTCAAAGCATTTATAGAACTCGCCGCCGACTTTTAATTGAAGATTCCAATTGCCTTCAACAAACACTTCATACCGGTATCGGGGCATGTTTTCAAGGTTGGCTAAATATTCGGGTGTTAAGTGCGGGTTATCGGTTACTTTACTACTGATGTATAGCCATGATTCGGGCAATGTGCCGTTTTCGTGCCGATCATAAATTCTATCTTTCACCCAATTATTTGACGGATTGCATGTGGCTAATATAATTGGCGCCGGTCTTGGTTCACACTCCCACCGGCCCACCCGCGAAAACATAATGTCCAATGATTGTTCCCGACATTCGTTTATTTCCTCAAACAATGCCCCGTTTACCTCCAAACCACGCATCCATTGACCTTCCTTATCGCTATCATAGTTTTCGCCCTTAAACAGAATAACAGAGCCGTTGGTGTGCGTGTATTCATACGGATTCTCTCGTAGCTTTCCTGGCGGATTCAGTTTCTTAAATGACGGTATTGTGGTGGTTCGTATCTTCTCCAAATCTTCACGCACAACTACCCAACGGGATTTAGGGAATATCTGACACATGATTAACAGTGCTGACAATCCCCAGAATGTTTTACCGCCACCCATCGCGCCGCCAAACAGAATGAATGAATACTTCTCAGAAGCAATGGCATCCATCGCCTCAGATTGTTTCGGGCTTAATTCTATGCGGTTAATTTCGGTCAAATTATTGGATTGTAATGTCCTTGCCTCCCCAGCCTATTACAGTGGTTACGGTTTTAATCTCTTTGCCGGCGGAGGTGATGTCTACTTTATCTCCAAAACGTTTAGGACTTCTTTTAGATGCCTTCCACCTGTAATGCTGTGCAAGTTCTCGCGCCCGTTGTATTTCAGTTGGTAGGCTTTCGGCTTCAATCAATACGGCTTCGGCCTTATCACTGAATGAATCGGCTGAATAATCTAAAGCCTCCCTCACGCGCGCGGAATGTTCGCTTTTAGATGTAAAATCGTGCAAAGTTGATAATGGAACTTGTAGAATATCAGCCATTTGTCTAAAAGACTTACCGGCTATAATCATTTCGATTACCTCATCTAATTTGCCGTTTAATTGGCTTGCCATATCTGCAAAGTTAATGAATTTAGTTTGTTGCAATAGAAAGAACAAAGAGAAAGTATAAGGAGCTACGAGAGTAATTTATAAAGACAAAGAAGAAAGAAACTTCCCTAAACAATCTTCTCTGTCGGCTACTCCATTTATGGGAATAACCTTTTTGCATGGTCCAACGGGAGTAATCTTTCACCCGAAGTTTGCCGCTTATTATGCCTTGGCAGTAGCAATGAGAATTTATCCCATTAACTACTGCCTTCAACATAAGACCTCCTTAGCACCGGGACAGATTGCTCTGCTGTTGGAGTTGAACCAACCACAAGGTATTTACCAGAATCTCGGTCATCGAGCAGGCTTGAACTGCATCCGTGGATTGTCATGGTATCGAACCACAATCTACCGATTTTCAGTCGGGCGCATAGACCATCTTTGCTAACAATCCTCATAATAAAAAAATCCTCTCCCCCTTTCGGCGGGCCGGCCTACTAAGGTGAAAGGGTCTTGAATGTCTTTAATCAGCCGGCCCGCTGCTATTGATTGCAAATTTACACTACTTCCCCCGAATTACCAAACCCAATTTAATCGCCCGTTGTTCAATCTGCGCTAATTGTTCTGGTTCGCCAAAGAAGATGACACCAGGATTGAGATACATATCGCTGAACATTTTATCAGATAGATTAATAGTGTTGGCCGCGTTGTATCGGGCAGAATCTTTGTGAGGTTTCATAGTTATAATTTAGGGGAGCGAAGATATGAAAATAATTGTTCCGCAAATGTTTGATTTAATCAAATGTTTTTTAATTTTGCAATCTAAACTTATAACAACAATGAAAAAAAAGGATAAAAGAGGCGGTAAGCGTATCGGATCGGGCCGGAAGCAAACGGACGATAAGAAGCAACAGGTAACGGTTTATGTAGCTGGAAGTAAAATTGCCATGATTGGAGGTGTAATACATGCAAGGAGAGTGGCTATTTCGGCTATTGATGAAAAGATTTTGCAAAATAATTTACGCTCTGTTTCATTGGTAAAAAGTGAATTAGCAAAAAATAATTCAAAATAAATTGATTAAAAACTTGCACAATCAAAACAAGTTATTTACATTTGCTCTCGTTATCGCAATGAAGCGGTAATAAAAAAGAAACAAGATGAAAACAATTACCAAAGAAATTCAGGGCATAGCCGATAAGATTACATTCTACTTATCATTAGGCGGCTCTCGTTATTTCAATGTCGTTGACGCTAAGGGGGAGATAATCAAGATAAGAGTATCTGACCACTCAGCTAACCATAATAATAATTCAGAAAAAACCATATCATTTATTAGCGCACGTTGTAATCAGGGATTTCGCGCCATGAAATTAGAATATGTTGTTAATGATGGCATATTAGATATTGGCATTGAACTGGAAGACTTCTTAGATTGCGAAGACATTATAGCATTAGCTTAACATGCGCCACCGTCAACCACTCCACATAACAATCCTACTTTACATTGCGGCAATCGCTTTTAGCGTAGGGGTAGTATATATTCAATTATTTAAATAAAAACGTAACCCATTTGCATTTAACGGCCTGAAATGGGAACAAAAGCGCGAAGTGTTGGTGAAAATAGCAGGAAACATTACATAATTAGAACCGCATAGCCCCATGTTAGACGAAACGACAAAGAATCAAATCAGGAATAGGGTAATGTTGGACGTTGCGCTGTGTGTGTTCGCAGTAGCTCTTGTTTATCTCACATACTTAGCAGTAAGATGATAGCAACTACCAACCTAACCACATTCTACCGTTGGTATGCGCGACTATCCGCGAAGGGAGTAAACGTAGCGTGGTATGAGCAAAATGGAATCTATTTTTTAACAACCAAATAAACCAAACCCGATGAAAATCACAGTAAACACTACCAAAGAAGTAGAATTGAATCTGCCGTTCTATTTCAAAAAGACCTATCAACATACCCCACCAACGTATCATGCGATACTGACTGAGGATAAGGCAATAACAATTTACGCCAACGAAACGCCTCAGAACATATACCACACTGGTCCGTCTGCGGTATTAAGTATCCGCGATGAAAATGAAACGATTATCGAACCGTTAGAGTTCTACTCCGCTTTTGAATCGGCAACATTGAGCATCCGCAACTTTATCCTGGAGGCGCAACCTGAACCGAAACAGGACGAAACGGATATGCTGAACCGATTGAGCGACAACTGCGAAGTAACGCTATACGAACCGGCAATAAAAGATGTCGTAATCGGCGGCATACACGTAACTGAATAACCATAAGCCTACCGTATGAGTGGCGGTGTGTGGAAAACTGACACACAGGCGTAACGGTAGGTCTTTTTTAACCCAAACAATAAACCCAACATGGAAGATAAACTTGCCACCATTGACGAGCAACGTCAGCAAGGCATCATCGCAGTAGCCGAAAGTAGCGACACATCGGCACTTATCAAGATTCAGAAGTTTACCGCACTGCAATATAAGGCACCGCCACAGGAAAGCATCGGAAGCACACCTGACGGAAAAGCTAAGACGGTAACGATAGCGCACATCGAAACAACTTTAGATGAGCTATACTTCGGGCAATGGTCATTAACAGACTGCCACTATCAGCGCGAATTTAACGAGGTTATAGGTTCGGGAGTGCTAACGGTCATTAATCCGATAACAGGGCGAGAAATCAAGCGAACAGGCTTTGCAGCGATACAGATAACACAGGATAAGGATAGCACATTGGCTGACTTCAATAGCACCAAAAAGAAGAACGCACTTGACCTGTCATTCCCGAAACTGAAAGCTGAAATTCTAAAGAACGCAGCTCAATCGCTTGGGCCAATCTTCGGTAGAGATTTGAACCGTAAAATACAGGATAACTTTAACCCGCTGTTTAAAGGCGATATTTTGCCAACGCTAAAACAAGAAACGGTAGACAAAATTATTGCCGCAGGTAAGGCGGGTAATATGGAAGAAGTCAATACCGCACTTTCTATGAACTTCGATAGCGCACAGAAACATTTTATCATGAACTCATTAAACTTAACATAAAATGGACTTACTGCAAGAAATTAACGCTGAAATCGCTGACGGCACAGAGCAGCGCAGCCAATCATGGTTTGAAATGCGCCTCGGTAAGTTTACCGCATCCGAAATTTGGAAACTTATGGGAACGGGGAAACGCCCCATGACACAGGCAGAACTTGACGCAAGACCCGTAGGCCCGCGCGGTGGGCTTCTTGATAAGTCTACCACTGTTGAAGATGCCAACGTATTGAGCGCGGGCGCAATAACCTACATTGAATCGAAGATTGCCGAAATATGGACGGGCAGACAGGCAGATAGTTTTGAATCATTCGCTACCGAATGGGGCAACGAGAATGAGGACTTAGCCCGCAAGGAATTTGAGGCGAAGTATAATTGCACCGTAACGCTTAACGGGCACAACGTTTGGGAAGAACAACCTAACGAGGCTGGCGGTTCATCGGACGGATTTGTCGAAGGACAGGACGCGATAATCGAGATAAAATGCCCATTCAATAGCGGCATCCACGTAAACTACTGCCGCGCGAAATCATCAGATGACCTGCCGATAGCCTACAAAATTCAGATGCAAGCCAATATGATGTTCAGCGGTAAGTCAAAATGTTACTTCATCAGCTACGACCCGCGCGTGTTGAACGACAAGAGCCGCTTATTTGTGCTTCAAGTAAGTGCCGACCCGATATTGCAGGAGCAAATTAAGACTAAATTAAGGGTGGCTATTGCCGAAAAGAACCGATTACTGACCGAATTATAACCCATCGCCGGAGAACCGAACTCTCCGGCACATTTTTAAACAATTAAACACAACCTAACATGAACAAATCAACATTTTTAAAGAGATATAATCTCACAGAAGGACAATTTTTAGGACAAGAAAAAATCAGCGGCTCTTTGGATTTGAATTCGCTGACTTCGATACCTGATGGCTTCAACCCAACCGTGGGTGCCTCTTTGGATTTGAGTTCGCTGACTTCGATACCGGAGGGCTTCAACC